TATACTGTCAGCACTCATACCAAGAGAACCCATATACAAAGCATAAGAGCCTAGCATTTTTATTGCTTGAGAATTGTTCTTAGCATCAGGAACTTCTAAGGCTACAAAATCATTTACAGTTAACTCAGGCTTATCATGCTTATCGCCAAACTTTCTTTTCATACTAAGTTTAACTTCTTCTAAATCTGTATTAGCTAATCTGTTTGCAATTTCATTAACTGATTCATTAGTCATTAATCTTGCAGTAATTATGGCTTCTAATTTTCCTGATGTTTCTTTTCCAAGTAAATGAGATATTATATTTACACTAGGTAAACCGCCTTTAGGCTGAGAAGAAAACTGTTTATATAATGTTATTAAGTTTAGTGCTTGATCTGGATTTTGTGTTGGCACTCCATTAGCAAGACTTTTAAATAAAGTGTTTAAGGTTGTTGGAAGAACTCCTGCATGAATTGATTGCATAAGAGCAAGAGCAGCAGGGTTTTGAGGTGTACCATCTGGCCTAGTTGCAAATGTTTGGTCACTTAAAAAAAACTCTGTTGCAGTCATACCACCAGAAAAATTAACAATAAGTTCTTCGGCAGCTTCTTTATTTGATGCAGTATTAGCTAATGTTTGACCACTAAGTATTGCGTTTTGCGCTTCTCTTTTTGCAAAGCCAACATTAGCTTTAGATTCACTTGAGTTTAGTCTAGTAGCTTTTGTAGAAAGCAATGATGAAATCTGACCATCATTTAAATATTCTTTAGATTCATCAACAGCAGCTTTAAGTTCTGGTGTAAGAGAATCCTTTTCTATTCCCATACTTGCATATGTTGCTGCATCAACAATTTTATCTGAAGTAATACTTGAGTCTCTTTGTATTGCATTATTTAAAATAACATTAGCTCTAGCTACATTTAACTCTGTTGTTCTTGCATTCTTTTGAGGTTGGCTTAAAGATGATGCATTTATATATTTTATAGCCTCATCATAGTTAGCTACTGGATTTAGAATAAAATTTTCAATAGTTTCGTTAATTTTAACTTCTTCTTCAATCTTAGCTTTTTCACTATTTCTTATATCAACTTGTCCTAAACCTGTAATAAACTCATCCATTTGAGGATCGTTAAGGCCACCTGTTTGTCCTTTAAGATGTTTAATTACTTCCATAGCTACACGAGCATCGCCTTTTATAAGACTTCCAAAGTTACGCCCTGTGTTACCTGTATCGTAGGATTCTTGTAATGCTTTTACTATATCTGGTGGTGATAAATCTGTATTGTCTTGTAGCCACTCATATGCAGGAATTAATAAACCAAAAGACATTCTCATTCTAACATCTAGCTTTTCTTGATCTGTAGAAGGAATACCTTGACGTAGAACAGGGTCTTTTAATTCTCTATCATTTAATAAAGTTTCAGTTGCATCATACCTATTCTTAAGTTCATTAATCTTAGAATCTTCAGTAGGAAAATCAGAGGAGTCTAATACCTCTGGGCCAACTCCTCTAGAATTATTTATAGCTGTGTCATATTTTGTTGTGCCAAGAAGAGCCTCAGTTGCACGCCTATCTTCAGCAAGTTTAGTAGATTGATACTGACCCTCAACAAAAGTTGATAATGATTTAATAGCATCATAATCTACAGTTGTTATAGTTTCGCCATTTACTTCAATGTCTTTTGTTAAGAACTCAGCCGCACCTGATAAAACTTGTATTTCTGTATCATGAAGTTCTTCATTTAAACTGTCATAGTTTCCACTAACTAAAGAATTTAAAACATTAGAAATTTGATCTGAGTTTAAACCTACTAATTTATCACGTAGATAACCTCTTGCATAAGAAAGCGCAGCAGCTTTTTTGTAAGCCCTAGCTTCTTCTCTTGTAAAATGACTTGATGCAAAAGCATTTTCTGAAGTTGATATTATATCTTTTCTAATAATATCTGCTCTATCAAGATCTCCATTAGATACTAATGTTTCTAATGCATCTAACTGATCCTCAAGACCAGTAACAATTACAGAAGTTGTTTTTGTTCTTTCTCTTGCTGCTGCCTTGTCCATAAGGTTAAGGCTTGTTGTAGTTGTAAGAGCTACACCTGACTGCATAATATAATTACTATAGCCAGTAGCCTCAGAACCAGTTGCCATGCTGTCAATATACTGGTGCATTTGATCTTTAAATAACTCTACACCGCCATCTTTATCTTGATATTTTATAGCAAGTTCTTTGGCTTTTATTTTTAACTGATTATCAATCTCAAATTGAAATCGTTTAGCTATTGTTTCTTGATATGCTTCTTTACCTACACGACCTAAGAAACTATTATCTTCTACCCAACTAAGTGCTTCTGGTTTATTTGTAATAGGATCAAGAGTCGTAATTTTTGATATGTTTTCTTCTTGAGCAAGTTGCTTACCACTAATAGCCGCTTGCCTACCCATTTCGCCAATAGCTAATTCTGTTAACTTATTTGTAGCAGCAGCTATTCTTTGATATTGATTACTACTTTGCTGTCGAACAACGCCTACAGGACCAATACTACCTACTTGTCTTTTTGCTGCAATAACACCCATTTAGCTAGTTCCTTTAAAAAACTTTGGATCTAAGTTTTTAGCAATATCCATAATGCCTGTAATAAGATTTGCAGTTGCCTCTGCCTTTAATCCTGCCGATGCGCCCTGCCCATATTTGTAAGCAACAGCAGCAGCCGTAGCTAGTTTAGCTGATTGAAGTTCAGCAGATCTTTCTATTGTTTCTAAATCCTCAGATGCAATCCTTCTATTTTCTTTAAGAAGCGCACCAACAGATCTATCTTCTCTACCTAACGCACTAAAGAAAGCAATGTTCTGAGATTCAGCAATCTGCATATCTCTAATACGTCTATTAGATTCATCTATTGCTTGAGCCTTAGTAAGAAACAAATCATTAACATGTTGCCTTGCTTCAAACTTACCTATTTCTGCTCTACGCTTTGCTTCTTCTTTTTGCGCATCATAAGACTTCTTTGTGCCAAACAAACTTAAAAGAGCTAAACCGCCTGAAATTGGATCTATAGCCATTAGAAAGATACCTCTGCAACTAAACCATTAACTTGAATAAACATAGGTGCAGTTTGTGTAACCGTAACCTGTGGATCTTTATTGTATCCAAGTAAATAAAACTCTCGTTTACCTGTGACTGCCTGTCTTGGCAAACTAAAGTCATTGTTTACTTTTCTTATAATTAGTTTCTTATTATTTACTGATACAGATAATGTTTCAGACATATCAAGTATAACCCTACTCAAACTTCTAGGCTGTCCTGTTTCTGGCCCAATAGCAGTATTCACATCTATAGGATTAGTCTTTAACTCTACGTCAAAACCAAAACCTACCTGACAGCTTGAGAGAGAGGCGTCTACAGACGAAACATCAATCTGACCATTAGCTACTGTAAACTCACCTAAGTAGTCTGTAGCACTTATTACATCTACCTTTGCGCCATTTTCAAAAAAGTTTGACACAGTAAAGACACCGTTGCTTCCTGAGTATGTATTACCAAGATCTAAACTTACATTCTGATTTAGTTCAGTGAATACAAAACTATTTGTACCAGATCCAAGATCGGTCTTAATGACAGCAAAAACCCTGTTACCAATAGCAGTAACAGAATGAAAAGAACCGTTTGTTTCAAACCTTGTCCACCCTGCAACACCCTCAACTCTGTTAAGATTATAAACAGCTATCTCACCAGTAAAATTTTGAGCAAAAACAAATGACTCAGCTGTATTTACCGCGCCACTAATTACACACATCTGAACAGGATCGCTTATCAAATGAGAAGAAAGCAATGAAATAGGATCAGCCTTATAAGCTTGCTCACTATCATCAAACACAAACTGACGTATCATCTTCCCACCAATTTGACCAAAGATAGTAGCACCATAAAAGGGTTGTGGTCTTACAAACGTAGAACCAAAAGACGTTTGCCTTTTAACTCTAGCATTAGAGGGAGTAATTGGTTGATTCTCAAATGTAGGAATAAAGAACTCTGATCCTGCGGTAAAGATATGTATATCCCTATTAGAAACAAAGTGACGTATAGTAGCTACCTCACCAATACTCATAACAAGTTCTAGAGCATCATCATCTTGAGCAGTACCAATATCAAAATTATAAAACAATCCTGACTTACTAGCCCAAACAGTATCAGGTTGAGAAAGTGTACCACCAAACCATAGCCTGTTCTCATGAAAACCAACAGCAGCAGGATAGCCTCTTAACTGAGAATATGATTGTTCCATCCATTCAGTAGTAGGTGCATGAGTAACAATCTGTATAAATCCACCACCATCCTCAGATGTATTAGCTGAACCGCCACCTGTAACAATATATCTATTCTCATCAATCACACTTGTTATTGACCGAGTGCCATTTACATTACCTGCACTTACACCACCAACAGATGTTGCATTTCGTATAGTAATTGAATCGCCATTAGACATGCCATGATTAATGTGAGTTATTTCTAAGTTAGTAGAACCATCAGTAGTCCTAACAGCATTAGGGTCTAACTCTACAAAAAGTTCATCAACTACTCTTCCAGTAGCTTGTGTAGCAGACTGAACAGAAGTTATATATATTTCTGAGCCATGATATAATAATGTTATACCAACGTGCTTAGAGTTAAGATAGTTACCATTAGTTTGACTTCCTGTTGTATCAAAGTATGCAGCACTGGTTGTTACAGTAATAGAATTGCCTGTACTTGCAGATGGATCAAGAGTTACGCCTGTTGCATGAAAGTGGTAATAAGGCTGAAATATCTTAGCACCACCTGCTTGCAAAACAAAATTAAACTGCTCTACTTGAAAACTATTTAATCCAGTTCGGACTATCTGTTGACACATAAAAGTATTATGACAAACGAAAAGAATATCACCGCCTTGTGCATATGTCATTTCATGAAGATAAGCATGATCCCACTGTAAAGCATTACCATCAACATCTTGGGTCAAAGTTGTTGCTAAACTTAGTGCGCCAGTTGTTGGGTTTATAAAAAATATTTCACATTTTTGATTTGAGAATGCTATTACATATTGCTCATCATCTGAGAATATAAATGGTATAAGTCTTACTTGCTGACGTATAGCAGTATTTTCTGTAATATTTGTAAAGTCATGTAGCGCTTGAAAGCCACCACGTTTAGCTACACCACCTTCTGTTCTTATAAAAAAGTTTTTAATACTTTGCGCTGAAGAGTTATAAATAGCGGAATCCGTCCTCGAAACCAAAGACGGACTTATCTCACCATACTGAAAGTTTGTGATTGGTATTCGTGCTTTTTGCATTAAGTGCGCCTATTTGTAATAAACCTCGATGTTGTAACTTTTCTTGTTGTCTGTTGTTGTGAGTCAGTTGATCTAGCTTTTGCTATTAAAAAATCATACTGAGTTGACATTAATGATGATAATGCAGTGTCTCTTATTAATGCAGTAGCAAAAACAGTTGCCATTGCATATTCAACACAAAGAGAAAAGTAAGAGGGCCAATCAACTTCACTAGCCCTATATGTAAAATCTACAACAAGTTCATCGTTAGGACTTGCATCGCAAAAAACTTTATTTCCGTATATATTATATTCTATCTGAAGATTCCTTACAGTTACAGCGTGAACAAAAAGATAATCTGGTAACTGATATGCAGCATCAAATCTACCAGTTGGAACATCTGTTAATCTATTTAATACCGCTTGGTTTGTAGCAAATCTCCAACGTGTAGATGTAAGATTAGTTCTTGCAATATCCTCATACATGTTTCCTGCAATCAAAGCTTCAGTTGTATCATCTTCAAAAGAAGTAATTGGCTCTGCGCCAACCAAGATCAAAGCACGACTACAAATATCAATCGCACTATTAGCAGGTGTACTTAATGCCATTATAAACCCCTATAAAAGAGGGGGGCTAATGCCCCCACTCTATTAGTCACTATCGCTTACGGTAATAGCCGTACCATCAGCAATATCTACTACCGAACCAGTGTTTGATAGTACAAGTGATATGCTGAGAGCAGGAGCATCACTATCTAGTACAAAAATAGCATCGCCAACATTTAACATGCTTGCAGCGTCATTAAAGTAACCAGAAGCGCGAACCGCTGTCATGGCATCAGTTGAGTCATAAAACCAAAGGTTATGACCACCACCACCTGCCATACGAGTTAGACCAGATGCAGAATAAGCCATTTAAGATCCCCCTCTTAGTTATTGTCTAGGACTTCGTAGATACCGTTATCATCGATAGCTACCGCGCCCATTGACATCATTGATGTTGCTAAGTGAGATACTTTCTCAGCAACATAGTTTACTTCAGTTTGAACATCAGAGTTCACACCAAGACCTATAGCACTTGTATGGTAAGCAAAGTTCTTACCACCTGCTACAGCAGACGTTGAAAAGATCTTGAAGCCCAAGAACTCTTTCATTGTCATGCCACCTGCAAACGGTAGGTTTTGCGGTCCAACAAAGTCTGATGATGCAAATTCATTAATAGAAAACAAATCAGCATAACCTGCAGGAGACATCGCAAGATAGCGTTGTCCATCTTCTGGAACATCTGCCGTACCCATTGTTTCAAATAATGATAGAAGATCTGCTTTAGCAAGAGCAGAGTTAGTATCATGTATTTGAGTAGAGTTAGCACCTGCATCCATAGCAGCAATGATAAGCTCGTCTGTTTTTCTACCAAGAGCAGCAGCCGCAGATTGTGTTACAGCTTGTCGTTCATTGATATTTGTTTTCAACTCGTCAAGCTTGTCGATAAATTCAGCAGCGTAGAAGTCGCTCATTGATACTTCAACATTGGTGTGTACGAGTTCCATAGGAGTTACACTACCAGTTCTTGATTTTGTTGACGCTGATCCAGTGCCTATTTTCTGGAATCGTGCAGTTGAACCT